GTGAGTACGACTAACCCAACGATTATTGATGTAATACTTAACATCGTAGATCTTTCTAACGGGCCATGTTACAAAATCTTGGATATAGCTTAGGCCTTCTTCAGCTAACCAATAACGGAAGTTGTGCTTCATCTGAGCAGTAGTGGTCCAGTCATCCCATTCCTCACTGGTACCCGCACTGAGTTTTTTAGTGCCGCGAATCCAGTCTGCAAAAGGACTGCAACTCCAATATCTTGAGTGTTGTGCCATTATACTCTTTCGTATGTTTGTGTAAAAATATCTTTCTTAACTACACCGTAGTCGTTTTCACCGTGGCGAACAATAACATCTTCGCCGGGATTATAGTGTAACTTCTCGCCCCAGCTTGTGTCAACACTTCCAGAACGATCCGCCAACTTGGCCCATTTAACAATCTTCTTTGGTGTACAAACACCATCTCCAAGATCGTCTTTAAGTTCATCAAACTTTTCTGGAGTAATAGGATACTGCTCGCCTTTTGGTCCAGTCATGATATAGTAGCCCGCAGGGTACTTAACTGGGCCTTCGAGAGTATCAATAGTGCCAGGCTCGTCTGCAATCTCATAACGTTCTTTGGCAGGACGTTTGTAGGTTTTGAATCCGCCGTCCTTAAACCAATCGTCGGTAATACCTTTACCCATTCCTTCTACAATATTGATAAATTCTCTAATCATTTTCTATCGCCAAACAGTTGTAACAAGTTTAAGAACAAGTTGATAAAGTCCATATACAAAGTCAATGCTCCTGTTACTTCTACAGCCGGGCTAGTATCAACACTAACTGCTTCACGGATACGTTGAGTGTCATATGCAGTGAGTCCTAAAAAGATAATGATAGCTAAAGCTGAGATCACCATTTGCATTACAGTCGATCCAATAAAGATATTAATAATGCTGGCAATAATAATAGCAATCAATCCAATAAACATAAACTGTCCCATGCTTTCCAAACTACGTTTGGTAAAATAACCGTAAAAGCTCATAACACCAAACAAGATTGCCGCACCCATAAATGCTGATACAATACTTCCCATAGTGAATACAGCAAAGATAGTAGCAAAACTCAGTCCCATCAAGGCCGCAAAACCGTGTAAGCATAACTGTGCCATGCCCTTACTAGGATTATTACCTAGCACATAGCTGATACCAAAGATTGCCACTAGCGGAGCAAAAATTACAATCCACTTTAATACACCTGTAAAAAAGAACGCCAGTAACTCTGGTGTAGTGCCCACAAAGTAACTGACAAACATTGACACAATGACTGCTAGACTCATGTGTCCGTAGACACGGCCCATGGCCGAATTAATCTCTTCTGCTGAACGATAATTTATAATACCGCCGCCTGTATAATTTGCACCAAACATATTGTTCTCCTTTAAATAAATTTTGTAAGATTAGGTGGAACCCAACCTATTGGTTTTAATACTTTACCGTCTTCGCGTTTACGCACCTTGCCAGTTTCTTTGTCAATTTTAGCAAAGTTTGTTTTCATAACTTCTTTCCAAGCACCTTCGGCATCTGCTCCCATACTATGTAGAGCACCAATAGTAACGACTAAAATATCAATTAAAGCATCGAGTTGTTCCACTGGATCTTTATTGTTTTCGGCAGTTACTAACTCATCAAATTCTTCTTCGATAAGATTCTTATACATTTCAAATTGTTGTTCGTGAAAACTACCAACCGATTGGTCGCAAGCCTTCATAAATTTTTCTTGATCTCTAAACGGGTTTGTCATTATATCATCCTATCTATTTGGTTTGGTTGGTTGTATTTGTTTAATACGCCTTGACTATTATAAATTTCTATACTGTCGTAATAAATCCGTGTGATCACAGAACCGTTAGGATAAGTGGTTTGCTGCCAATTTTCTTGTTTGATTACACTTCTATTCACCGCGGCAGTCGGCAACACACCAGAAGTGCTAGTCTTGTATAATGTTATAGGTACAAGAGAATCACTCATAGTTTTTCTCCTACTTCAAATCCCCGGAACCGTAAGAACCTTGGAAACCGCAAACTGTATGTACCGTCTTGGTTTTGGGTGACGGCATCTGCTCGCACTTCCACGATCTGGCCAAGTAAGGAATCACGTGAACTCCAATAAGTATCGCGATCACTATCACTAAAACCACTGCCAACGTTGACTCGAATAGTTTTTCCGTCGTCGACTCCTTGGCATACAACTGCTCCAAGGCGTCTAATATTTCTTCCTGTTCCTTCTTCGACATCTACCACCTCCAACGATACTTCAATAAAAGGCTTCAACTTTAGCCATGCTACACTACGTTTACACTCATATGGCGCTTCTGGATCTTTGAGCATAATGCCTTCGTATCCACCAGCAATGGCCTTGGCATTAATTTCTTTGTAACGTTTTTGACCATCTGACGTATCTAAATCAACTAGCTCGTGTCCAACAACAGCTACGTTGGGCAACACATTTTTATGTTTTTTATGCCAGTAGTAAACCATTGCACTACGATCTTCTTGACGTTTATTCCAAATACCGTTTTCAAAATTTTCTAATGGTAAAACGTCAAACAAATTAAGAATAGCATCGTTTGCTTTAACATCGCTTTTGCGATGCACTTGGGTCATCAAATCTTGAAAACTGCTAGACATAATCTCACCATCTAATACTAAATCATATTCGGGCGGATCCTGTTTAACTACGTTAGAAATCTGTTCTACGATGTGCGGAAAATTAATAAGTTCTTTACCATTACGACTGAACATATCCACCCTACCATCAGTACGTACAATAGTAATGACTCTAACTCCGTCGAGTTTAACTTCGATATATTTTTTGCCTGATACCTTCGACTCATGATTAGCACTATCATGAGCAAGCTGACAACCGAATACAGGAATAGCATAGTCAGCATACTTTTTCTCCACAACTTTATTAATTGTTTTTTCACTTACTCCGCAACGCAAGTCTTTAATAAGGATACGACGATACCAGCCATTCCATTCTTTTTTAGTAGCTGATTTCATCATAGCTTGAATCATATCACGTGCTGTATTGCCGGTGACGTTGCGAGTAACGAAACCAGTAAGAGCGAGAGTAAAACTACTCCAAGGTAAGCCAGGCCCATCTTCATCTTTTTTCTCCGGAATTTGTTTGAGTCCAAAAGTAATCATAGGATCGAGCGCAAGGCGACAACCTTCAAAAAATTCATCACACTTTTCTTGTGCAATGACTTCGATAATGCCTTCTTTATCTAACCGTGAATTATGGGTTTCTAAATTCCAAATATGACTGGCACAAACGCTCATGTTGACTCCGATGATTAACTGTATAAGTTTATATTATACAGTGTAATTATCAGTATGTCAAGTGGTTTGTGGTCTTAAATGGTTTGCCAGTGTAAGCATATTCTAATTGGCTCATTATTTTACGCTTCATTTGGATAACTTTTGGATGTGAATGATTATACTCAAACGCTTTCATAAAGCGTCCCCAACCGTTTGGACGGACTCTTTTTGGAATAGGACTATCTAGATAGTCTTTAATAGCACGAGTGTCAAAACCAAATTTGTCGATCATATCTTGTGCCAGATTAAAACTGTGGGCACCCATTTCATCTCTGTGCCCGTAGTACTCTTGTTCACGGCGATCTTTGGCATAATAGGCCGTGCTTTCAAAACCTGGAATATCTTTAAAGTTTCTAGCACGATATTGGCGGGTATGAATGATTTCGTGTAGGACTGTATCTGCAAACAGTCGACACATACGTTCCCAACGATAAAGGCTAGTTTTCATTGTTTCAGCAGTTGTTGGAAATGCCAATTCTACTTCAATAAACCGCTTGTTACCTGCTTTATCAAGATAGCTGTGATATGCGCCGCCAATCCAAACTTCACCTTTTTTGACGGGTTTATGCCTGCCGCTAGTCACTTTGAGTGGAAGATGCGCTTTAATGTGCTTACTAATAATGCTAGTAATTTCGCCTATAGGTAACCTCCTGTCTACAATCTCAGGTTTGAGTTCGTAGAGCATAGAGTACAACGTATCGCGATCCAAAAGAGACCAATTAAACGCCTGACGGGCCATAGCACACTCCTAGTAACTATATTTATAGTATACTGGGCCTATCAGTTATATGCGTACTTTATGGGCGTTTTGTTATGATTTCGTCAATCAAACCGTATTCCAGGGCTTCCTGCGCACTCATAAATTTATCACGTTCCATGTCGTTTTTAAAGTCTTCAAAAGTCTTGCCCTTTGAATTATGGTTTACGTAAATTTGGGTTAAATTCTTTTTCATTTTAAGAATCTCTTCAACTTGGATTTCCATGTCTGTTGCTTGCCCGCCTGCACCACCCGAAGGCTGGTGAATCATGTGTCTTGCACTCGGTAGCATTTTACGTTTGCCGGCCGCACCAGCAGTAGCAAGCAGACTTCCCATACTGCAAGCCTGACCCATGACTACTGTAGATACATCTGGTTTGATAAACTGCATAGTATCATAAATTGCCATACCAGCTGTAACCATTCCGCCTGGACTATTTATGAACATGGTAATGTCCTCGTTGCCCTGACTCTCTAGAAACAGCAACTGGGCTACGAGCAAACTAGCACTGTGTTCGTTTACATCAGTATCTAGCATAACAATACGATCTTTAAGTAGACGACTGTAAATATCATAACTGCGTTCACCGCGAGCTTCTTGCTCGATGACCATTGGTACTAAATTTGGCATTAATTTTCCTTTTGTTTT